CGTGCGAGTAGAGAGCACGAATTTCGTCGATACCCATAGGGATTTCGACGTACCAATCATACTCGTCAGACATTAGACTAAGGTACCGTACGATCGTCGAATCTCACGGAGTTCTTCAAAGTCTTTCTGCTTAGTGCCACCATCATATGCCCAGGCATATCCTTCTTCAATCATTGCTTCGTTGAGAGACACGTCTCCGTCCCCAATATAAAGCCACCCAAGAAGACGCCCATATTTGCCGACACCCCCAACAAGTTCAGTGCGGATAACAAGATCATCATCACCAGCCACCGCTCCTTCCAGTTTTTCTTTGAGCCAGTTTGTTGCGTCGATTCCAAGAGCTTTCTCCTCTAAGTCTCTAGTACGTTTTTCTGGTGTGTCTACACCTGCAACTCTTACACGTTCTTTTTTGTATAGATCAAAACCGAGATCGATTGTTACATCAATCGTGTCTCCGTCAAGGACTCGGTTGATCTCGATCACTCGGAAGTTGTAGCAACTCTTCCGATTCGGGGGTACCATTGCTCCCATTAGATTCTCTTTCATCAATACCTAGTATATAGACAATCACGTAAAAGACTGCTGACAGAAGAATCACGAGACACCAGATAATACTCCAGGTGACATCATTTACATCTTCAAGTGGTCTAAGAATGAGGTTCACGATTAAAAGGCTCCCAGTGTTCCCACCCATACTTATGCACCAAGTGCATCCCTATGATAGGAACGAAGACAAGAAAAAACCCCATAACGCCCAAGGCAGCAGGGGTTTGCATTGTATGACGGACAAACAGTTGGATGATATGCATCTTAGATTCCGTTGTATTTGTGGATTAGTGTATGATTACCGTAACACTGACCAAGGAATGGACGCTCTCCACTCTTATTCACTTTGATATTCATACCAATAGAAATCTTAAAGAAGTCACTTTCGTTTGGTGTTGTGGAATGTTCTAACCAAGATGGGAATATAATCAACGTACCTGATTCGGTTGGCACTGCCATTTGTTGATATGTTCCATAACAATCCAACTGCGCTTCTCTAAGTGGACTGTGAAAATTAATTACTCCTTGCTCAGGACTTGTATGATGGTAATAGCAGGCAGACAAATCATAACCAGCGTGGAGATGTTTATCTTGATTAGCTCCTCTAGGATACAAGTTTAACCAAGAAGACCAAAGTTCCCATCCATCATTACCAACGTACTTATCAATACCATCTGAGATAAATTGATTTAGTTTTGGTAATTGATAGTTACCAAAAAAATGCAACCAAGATTGATCATTGGGAATATTCACTCCCATATGTAGAGTTACATTCTCATTTTTTTCAATCGCTTTAACACATTCCTCCAACTCATCAAAGATCTCTTGATCTTCGTGCTTAAATTTTAAGACTGTTGATGGGAATAAATCAATTACTTCAGGATCCATAACAAGGTTTATTTTTATTTATCCCACCATTGGGACTCACCTTCTCCGTATTTTTTACCGAAGACTTCTAAGTCCTCCATACGCTTATCCCAACTGTCGCCACCTTCAGCGCCTTTCTTTGGATTGATACAACTTTCATCTCCGTGCTTATTACAAACAAGACCAGCAAGATCTATCTCACTGCCTTTTACACCAGTGCCGCTCCAGCGATGCTCCCCGTTAATCCAGGTGGCACCACACTTAGGGCATTCCGTTCTGCTCATAAACAGATCGGACAGCTCTTTTTCAGCCATAGTTGAGTCTCGTATTAGGACAGATTGATTGTATTATAATACTACAATTTAATTTGTCAATTTCAGCACTTCCACTTTCTAAGTGCTAGTGCTTTACGGGTCGGTCTTCCTTTCTCATCCTTCATCGGACCTTTATTGCCCGACATTCGAGCACAAAAAGATCTCTTTCGAGGACCACCTTCTGGTTGAGGTGCTTTCAGATCCGAACCAGGATTCTCTCTTTCATAGGACTTACGTCCTTTCTCGTTCAGACCACCCTCGGGATTCTTTCCTTCCTTACGTTGCCAGGCAGCTTCGCCCATCAACTTAGGACCCTTTGCCTTTCTTTCAGCAGCAGAACGCTCCCCTTCAGTTGCACCCTGCTTTGCAAGAGTTCTGATCTTAGCAGCACGTTGATTCTTTCTGTGTGCTTTCGGATCGATAGTGTACGATTCACTTTGTGATTCACTATGCGATTCACCTTCCATCCAAGAACCGTCAGGCATCTTGTGGCAACCACACTCGCATTTTTTGCCGTTAGTTTTCTTACCACAGCAACCACACTTACCCCCTTTACTTTCGAGGATGAACGTACTAAAACTCTTGAGATTATTCATTTTGTTTTATTGTTTTTGGGGTTTCTAGGACAGTTCTCTTCGTGCTTTGCCAACCAAGTTACAGGTCTCCAGTGACCTTTTGGTGGAGTCAAACCACAATACTTACATTCAGGCATAATATGTCAAACCTCCATCATCAGTAAATTGTTTGAAGGAGACCATCTCCTTGTGCATCATCATATCGGTCTGTGTCTGAGAACCCTTTCCACCACCTTTCTGGTTCTGCTGTACAGTTCTACGTTGCAGTTGGAGTTTTTTGACGTTCAGCATAAGTTGACGACGTTGCAAAGTCTGCGACAGTCGCTTAATGCCAGCACCTGCTTTTTCTTTTTTGTCGTCGCCACCCATCATTGTCTTGCCACCTTAGTACACTTAAGACCCGAACCATTAATGGTTTCGAGTGCATCTTTCTCAAGATACATAACACCGCCTGACTCTACACTGACAGTGCGTGAACCCAGTGCGACATACTTGGTGCCATCACCACGGGCGCTAACAACAGCAGCATCATCAATCGTCAAAACAATAGTAGCGTTCGTGTCATTCACAACACGTACGGCAGTTGCTTTGCTCAGGTTAGTTGCACCACTGAGAGTCACCTCAGCAGCCATTACTCTTACTCTATCCATTTCTTGTAAAGGTGGTGTGTGTACTATTTATCATTCTGTTTCTGTTGCTTCAGAAACTTAGCAAGTTCTGCTGTGCTACCAACGAACATAGTGTTGTTGGTGACATTCTGAGCTGCCTTACCTTGCGGACCTTCTTCCAGTTCCTGCATCTTTTTCTGCAGGTCAATTAACTTATCTGTTGCATCGGCAACGTTCTTAATTAAGTTACCAGCAACTTCAAATGCTCTAGGAGAATCTGTTTGCTGTGATAACTCAAGGATACCATCTACTGCTTCTTGACCCTTTTCAATCAGTGAATACAAGTTACCACGTGTGTACTCATAATCTTTGACAATCTGTTCTGATTGTGCAGAGGGTTTGATCGGTGTTGCTTTGACTGGTTTAGCAACACCATCTTGTACGACGATTTCCGTTTCAACATCGAGTGCTTCTTCGATGCCTTCGTATTTACTCGTCTTGTCCTGTGGTTGCATTTCTGGACTTTCCATCATTGAATTCACTGAATAGTTCATTAAAACCGAAGTTATCATCAGGATCCGCAGTAATCGGATCAGGTTCAACTGTGTACCTCATCTCTCTTGCTGCCGTAGGCTTGCTATCGGGAGCCATATCAACGATCGCCTTACGGATGAGAGTGTCCTCACCATCAGTAACAGGACCGTAGAGATAAGTCTTACAAGTAAAACTCAGAGAGTAAATCAGAGTACGTCTAGTGTTGTAGTCACCCTCATAGTCATCTTCATAGGTGATGGCATTGAGAGTTACAGGGAAGTCTTTCTTCTCCTGTAATTGATCTTGCAGTTGAACTGTGATGTTAAAAGATGGTTGGAAGTACGGTAAAATCTGCTCAAGAATTTGCAGACCGTCATCCTGATTCTTTGCTAGGATTGCAAGTTCAAAATCTACATTGTAAGGAACAGGCATAAATGCCTTTTGCATATCACTACCTACAGCAGTACGTACAAGTTGTGTAGGGGATACTTTTCTCGTCGAGTCGTATTGAAACGATGCGATCTCAAACGAGATTCTAGGTAGAGTGATCTGTGTAGCATCTTTCGATGAAAGATCACCAACTTGGCGAAGGCGTGCCAAGAATTTTTGCTTTGGACCGTACGCCAAAGGCACCTTCATATATTCGTAGTTAGTCGCATCAACCTTTCTACGAATCTCAATGTTATTGAAAAGCGTACCAAAGGCGATTACCGACTTACGGAATATTTCGTTATAAGTGTATGTTCCTAGCATTAGTCAGCTTGTCCAAATTCTCCAAATGGATTTCCTTCTGTAAAATCGATAATACCATCAGCGGTAGTCTCGAAGTACGAGTTGGAATCGTATTCACTCGATACATTATTTAGTGTATTGTAAGACGCAGTGGTCCAAGCAGCACCAGAAGTTTGTCCAGTAATTGTTTCTGGAATGGTAAACATTCCTGTACGGTTGTACAGTTGCAGTTGCCTGTTTGTGGAATCCCAGGACTTAACCTCAGCAGTAACGTTTGACGAACCACCTGCTACAACTTCACCAACAGTAAAGTCTCCTGTTCCACCAGTAGCAAAATTGACTGTGATAGCAACAGAAAAGTCTTGCTCGATAACATCGATTTCCGCAACACCAGTATCGATTTGCTCGTCTCCGAACTCGAACAGTTCACACTTAAGACCCCATACGTGGATCTTACCCAGCTGATAGAAGGGTTGTTCGTGTTCAACGTACATAATTTTGAACAACTTATTTGCTAGAGGGAAATAAATTAAGTCTCCTTCATTAGGACGACCCTCTACAATTAACTGTGCATTATCATCTACCGCCTCAGTGAATCGAGTACGTGAAATGATGAATGTTACTTGGTCACTAATACGTACACCAAACTTAGAAAACAGATCACCGTCTCCGCCAAATCCGTTTACTGTTTCGATGTATGCTTCAATTTGATATGCGCTCTCAAACTTAGATAGGTTATCTTCAGAAAAGACAGTATCCTCGTTCACAAGGGTTCTAGGTAAGTAATATACATCCTTACCAAACATCTTGATTTGTTCGACAACAAGATCTCCGATTAGATCCTGCTCTCCAGTTGTACCTTGAGTGAAATAGGAATTGGTTGCCATTTTATCCGATCATATCTAGGGGCGGTGTTTCATAAGTAGTACGAAGTTTTTCTTCCAGAGCACGCAACTCTTCAGTTGCATCGCCATAGATCTTCTCACCGTTTAGGGTGACACCACCAGGAAGTTGCACATTTTGGAACTTCGTCAGATTGGTACCCCAATATTTTTTAATCAAAGCTGTCGCATAATCCTTGACCCACATCGTATTATAAATTTTTGACCAGTTTGCAGGATCAAGTGCACGTACACAATCAATGACAATGTACTCGTCTTTGCGAATATCGGAATCAGTATCAAAATCAATGTAGAGACGATTTTGAACTTGGTTATACCTGGTGGGTTTCATACCTTCCAATAGGAAGTTGATAGTTTCCAGGTGTGTTTGAATCATATAATAATGATAGAACTGTGTCGATGTAAAATCGAACAGATCATTCAGTCTCAACTGATAGCGGATGTCAAACATATTTGACGTACCCTTATCAGTAAAGGAGAAAATACCATTTACCGATGTAATATGATCGGGAAGTGTAAGGTAATTATTCTGTGTCTTATAATCTGTGCTGCCAACCGTTTCTGTTGCATCGGTCTTGAGAGCAGCAACTTCAGATTCAGTGAACTGGTGTTTTAGATAAACACGCTCGGTTCCACTGTAATGAAACTCTTGAAACATCTCAATGGTGTAGTCGAGAGCATCATCAATTTGAGTATCGGAGACATTGATCTCCAAGACTGGTTTACCCAGTCTACGGAGAGCATATTCTTTCAGCTCCGTTTTAGAAGTTACAGTTGCCATTGGTTATTAGAGAGCAGCGATACGGGTCTTGAAGTCAGCGAAGCTGGTAGAAGCAGCGACAGTTGCTTTCAGGGTGGTGAGATCAATCGTCTCAGCCTGCAGAGCGGTGTCTGCCTTGGTGCCTTGTGCAGCAGTTGCATAATCAGAAGATGCTGTTGCAGCGGCAGTGCCAAGAGTGGGTTTGCCAGTCAGGTCAGCATATGCTCCAGAGAAGAGCGTAGGCAAGTTAGACAGATCATTGTAAGATCCACTCGTTGCTACAGTTGCCAGATCTCCTGGTTGTGTAGCGGAATCTGCCAGAGCACCCT